TTCTTATACACAACATCGCGTACTATCGTAATAGCTCCTACATCTTGCTCAGGTAAGTTCCTTTGCAAAGATGGAGTAGCTTGCTCCGACAAGCACCGACCACAATTTGATATGGTACAAGCATCTCGCACGTGAATATCAGCTTTGCTAATGATGGTTTTTACGTCATCAATAAAAGGTGTTAAATTAGCAACACTTTGATTCACAATACGGGATATAGTTACATGTTTCATTTTCGCATCATATTGAGGGGCTTGATTTTTAATAACAGTTCGAACAGCGTTACGCGCTTGTCGAGCTTCATAAACAGCAGGGGCTTGATTTAAAATTTTTGTTACGGGAGCTACACTTTTGACTTTAGCGTCATAATGGGGGGCTTGAGTTAAAGTTTTATTAAATTCTGGTAAAACAGGTATATCTTTAATACCGTGTTGAGAGATGAGCCTAATTAGTTCTTTATTTTTAAGAGAGTAAGCGGGGAGATTATCTTTAAGAGTCAGCAAAAATTGAAGTAATGATTCAGTTCTAAAACCTTGGTAGAAGCGCGTCAACAAGCAAACACAGTTTGTTTTGTGTAACTTGGCCGTTTCAAAAAGTTTAGATTTAAGTTCTTCATCATTACAATAAGGGCAAACACTACAATCACAGTTACAAATTTGTTCAATTACGTCATACATATCAGTTAAAGTCATTTCATGATCGGGGGACACACGTTGATTTCCATACATAGAAACACAGTACTGGCGAATGTTGTCTCGAGAGATTTCCATTCGTCGTACATAACAAGCGCAGTTTGAATTCCATTTCGCGTTTAAAGGCGTCGAAACAGAATTGCTGCAGGTCTTGCAATTTCTACAATCGTTATCTAAACATGTGTTAGCCTCTTTCACTAAAATACTTAATTTTTCATCATCACTGATAAACTTGGGGAGACATTTCTTTTCCACAGACCTAACAAACATTGTAGTCAGTATAAAAATACCGGCTAGTAATGCAATTTTAAAGTACTTCCATCCAGCGCCTAGCGTAGACACCAGAGTGTCAGACAGTTGTTGTTTACAATTTGACAGATAATTTTTGACAGATAAAGCATAATTTTGATAATAAGAGAAGGATTCGTTATCCCATATACTTGAAGAGCGAGGGATAATATTAAATTTTTCTAACAATTTTGACATACCGTGTTTAATTCCATACAAAAAATCCATGAGCGCAGTGTCTTTAGTATTACCAAAGAATAGAGCACAAATAAAATGTTGTATGATCAGCACGCGTGAAGCGCGAGCTGCAATAACAGCGGCAGCGGAACCTACACCTATTTCAGCCGAAGCTTGAAGGGGAAATTCGACAATATCTAACGGGGCTTCATAACTTGGGGGAAGAGTAGATTCTAACCATTGGGGATTCCTATAAGCTTCTAAATATTCAGCGGAGTCAACATGACGAGCGAATCGGTTTTCAAGAGCAGTAGAACATTGTTCAACTACGTCTTTATACGTCATATTCGTTTGTAATGTCTTACCGTCGAATACAGAAAAGCGTTCAAAAACGTAAACTTCAAGATTATTAGTTGTTAAATTTTTGTTGTTGGGACCTAACAGGATGCGTGCAGCGTTACGCGCTTTTTCGGCATCTAATTTAAAGCATTGCTGGCCAGACGCATTAAAATAATACTCACGGAATTCCGGCTTAATGGAAACACGATAAGCATAATCTATTCTACGTTGAACAGCTTCGGGACAATTTAAAGATTCAGTTTTAATTACATCGAGATTTGAAGAGAGAAAGACAAATTTAGCGTTACAGAATTTATTAGATTTATCTTCTACAGAAGACAT